GACTAGGCGCCCGCGCGCAAAGCGCGCCCATAGACCGGCCGGAAACCCGCGCCGCGCAAGGCGCGTCGACTGTATAGCCTAGACTGTAGCGCGCCCGGGCGCCTCGCGCGGCGCGGGCGCATCGCGCGCGGCGCGCGTCGCGCGCGCGGCCGCGGCCCGGCCTCGATCGGAGCCCGGCCAACCCCCGGCCTACAGTCCGATCGCTCGCGGCATCGGCGCTGGAACCGCCCGTAGAAATTTGCGGCCGCAAAACGCAACTGGACATGCGGCTTTTGCTTTCGCAGCGCCCGACACGCCCGCTACAATCCCCCTCGCCGACCCGCTACGGCGCATCAGCGCCACGCCCGTCCCTCCCTCCCCGGGCGACCCGCGAGCGTCGGTAAGGCCCGCCGCGGGTTCCGGGCTCCTCCCCGCGGCGGGCCTTTTGCTTGCCGTTTTCGTCGCGCGCGGGTACTTTTGCCAGACAACAGGGGGCCTGGCCGTGTCCTATCCCGACAAGATCGACGTCAGCTACAGCTACACCGGCTTCGCGTCCGGGCTTGGCGACGGCTCGTTTCCGGGCGCCCAGGTCGACGCGGACCTTGCCGGCATCGAGGCGAGCGCGAATGCGCTGAACGACTTCGTGCGCGCGGTGGTGCGCGCCGACAAGCGCCTCGCCAACGGCCTCGTGACGCCCGACACGCTCTCGAGCGAGGCGCGCGCAGCGTTCAACAGCACCTTCGTGCCCAAGGGTGCATGGGCCAGTTCCACGGCCTATGCGGTGGGCGAGGTCGTGAGCACGACGAGCGGCACGAAGGCGTATGTCTGCCTCGTCGCGCACACCTCGAGCGGCCTCTTCGCGACGGATCTCGCGGCCGGGAAGTGGCTCCTGTGGGCCGTCGATGGCAACACGGCCTCGGCGATCGCCGCGACGCCCGTGGGTGGGTTGGCTGCCACCGACGTGCAGGCTGCGCTGGCCGAGCTCGACACCGAGAAGCAGGCTGCGAACGCGATATTGGCGGCGATCGCCGCGCTGTCGCCTGCGGCCGACAAGGTCCCCTACTTCACCGGGGCGTCTGCGGTGGCGCTGGCCGATTTCACGGCGTTCGCGCGCACGCTGCTCGCGGGTGCGAACGCGAGCGCGATGCGCACGACGCTCGGGCTGGGCGCGATGGCGCTGCGCGCGACCGTCGCCACGAGCGACATCGATGCGCTGGCCGTGACCACGGCGAAGATCAACGACGCGGCGGTGACCACGGTGAAGATCGCCGATGGCGCCGTGACGGCCGCGAAGCTGGGCGCAGGCGCGGTCGTGCAGGTGGTCGGGACGACCTCCGGGGCCGTCGCCACGGGCACGACGACGGTGCCCCTCGATGACACGATCCCGCAGAACACCGAGGGCACGGAGTTCCTGACGCAGGCCGTGACGCCGGTGTCGGCGACGGACACGCTCGAGATCGAGGTGCTGCTCAACGTGGCCGGCTCCACGGCCGGCGGCACGGTGATCGTGGCGCTGTTCCAGGACGCCACGGCGAACGCGCTGTGCGCCGCTGCGGTGAAGTTCGCTGCGGCCGGCGACAACCAGCAGGTCAAGCTGATCCACCGCATGACGGCCGGCGGCACGGCCGCCACGACGTTCAAGGTGCGCGCCGGGCTGGCCGCCGCAGGCACCGTGACGGTGAACGGCTCGGCCGGCACCCGCCAGTTTGGCGGCGTCATGCTTTCGTCGATCACCATCCGCGAGGTGAAGGTCTGATGGCCAACCCGACCCCCTATGTGAAGGGCTACGACTTCTCGGGCTACCAGGCCGCCAACCCGACGCTGCCCCTGCCGGCCCAGCAGGTCGACGCGGAACTGAACGACGTGGCGACGTCGATCGGCGAGGCCATCGCCGCGCTCGCCGACGTGCGCAGGTCCGACGGGGCGCTCAAGAACCTCGTCGTGACGACCGAGGCGCTGGCCGTCGACGTGCGCTCGCTGCTCGCAGGCGACCCCAACCCGCGCGGGTTGTGGGTGACGGGGACGGCCTACGAGCAGAACGACCTGGCCGTCTACCTCGGTGCCACCTACATCTGCGCCACGGCCCACGTCGCCGGCACGTTCTCGACCGACCTCGCGGCCACGAAGTGGTTGCTCATCGCCTCTCCGACGTCGCTGTCCTCGAGCGGCTACGCCGAGGCGCTCTCGGGCAACGGCGTCACGACGGTCTTCACGCTGTCGCAGAACTTCACCGACATCCTCGAGATCGACGTCTTCGTGCGCGACGGCAGCGGCGGCTACGAGCTCCAGCGCGTCGTCGGCGCATCGCCGCAGGTGACGCTGTCGGCCACCAACCAGATCACCTTCGCGTCCGCGCCGGCCGTGGGCACCAACAACATCGTCGTGCGCTCGGTGTCGCAGACGGCCTCGGCCTCGGCCGGCGCCGCGTCTGGCAGCGCCACGGCTGCTGCGGCCTCGGCCTCCGCGGCCTCGGGCTCGGCCAGCGCAGCGTCGGGGTCGGCCTCCGCGGCCTCGGGCTCGGCGTCGGCCGCGTCGGCTTCGGCGGCAGCCGCCGCAGCGTCGGCTGCGTCGATCTCGCTGCCGATCCCGGTGGCGAGCGGCGGCACGGGGGCGACGACGGCGCCCAACGCGAGGACCAATCTCGGGCTCGGCGCGCTGGCCACGAAGGCCACCGTGGGCGCGAGCGACATCGACGCCAATGCCGTCGGCGTGGCGAAGATGGCGCGTGAGGGGACATCTGGCCAGGTGCTGACGTCCAACGGCGCAGGCGCGGACCCCAGCTACCAGACTGCGGTTAGCGTCCCCACGGCCACGGTCCTCGACTTCGCCGGCTACACGGCGCCCTCGGGCTACCTGCTGTGCGACGGTTCGGCGGTCTCGAGGACGACCTACGCGACGTTGTGGGCCGCGCTGTCGGCGCAGTCCACCGTGACGATCACGATCGCCAGCCCCGGCGTCATCACCTGGAACTCGCATCCGTTGCAGAACGGCGACCCGGTGCGCCTCCAGACGACGGGCGCGCTGCCGACCGGCTTCACCGCGAACACGACCTATTACGTCGTGAGCGCGGGCGCCAACACGTTCCAGTTGGCTTTGACGCGCGGTGGCAGCGCGATCAACACCAGCGGCTCGCAGAGCGGCACGCACACGGCGATCTACGCGCCGCACGGGTGGGGCGACGACAGCACGACGTTCAACGTCCCCGACCTCCGCGGCCGCATTACCGCCGGCCGCGACAACATGGGTGGCACGGCGGCGTCTCGCCTCACCACGGCGGGCAGCGGCATCGCTGGCGTCAACCTTGGCGTCGCTGGCGGCACGCAGACGCACACGCTGACCACGACCGAGATGCCAGCGCACACGCACGGAGGAGTTCTTAGACCGTCTGGCGGCTCTGCAACTACGTTTTCCTGCGGTTCAATCAGTTCTGGCGACACCGACTCGACCGGAGGCGGCGGCGCGCACCAGAACACGCAGCCGACGCTCGTCGTGAACAAGATCATCAAGACCTGACGCGAGGAAGGGCTCATGCGCGTGACCGTGATTTTCGACGACAGCACCGTCTATGTCGACGGCGCGGCGCGCCGCGTCGAACTTCCGCCGCACGACGCCAACTGGCGCGCGCTGCAATGGCACGGCGAGTTCGGCGACGTCGAGGTGCGCGTCGGCGCGGCCTACATGGTCACCGACGCGACCATAGTCGATCCGTTCGTCGCCGCGTGGCGCGCGGCCGCGCCAACCCCGGCCGCTCCGGCGGTCCCGCCAGGGCAGCCCGCGACAGGCGTCGAGGAGATGTGACGTGCAGACGCGCGTCTTCTCGGGGATCGGGTGCACGTTCCAGCGGTACGCGCTGACGCGCGGCGAGCGGATCGATCGGCACCAGCACGACGTCGACCACCTGACGATCATCGCCGCCGGCAGGGCGGTGGCGCGCACAGACGAGCGCAGCCTTGAGCGCGGCCCGGACGACGCGCCGATCATCTTCCGGGCAGGCCGGTTCCACGAAATCGAGGCGCTCGAGGACGGCACGGTCGTCCTCAACGTGTTCTCGGGCACGGTGTCGCCGTGAGCGAGATCGACCCGCGCGAGTTCGGCCGCCTCGAGGCCGAGGTCAAGGCGCTGACCAAGACCGTCGACGACATGGCCAAGGACATGAAGGCCGTGCGCGCGGCCCTCGACGCCGCCGGAGGCGGCTGGCGCGTCCTCGTGGCCGTTGGCGGCCTCTCCGGCGCCATCACGGCCGTCGTGGTGAAGTGGCTCCCCGTCATCCCCTTCCGATGAGGTCCCTCATGCGAAAGTTGCTGCTTGCTGCTGCGGTCCTTTTCCCGGTCGCAGCGGCGGCCAACGACGGGCCGCTGTGCGGCCACGTCGACGCCTTCCGCAAGACGCTTTCGGACGAGTACGGCGAGACGCTGGTCGCCTCCGCGGACGTCGGCCCGCCGTCCGACGGCGCCAGGATGGAGATCTACGCCAGCCGCGCGGGGTCGTGGACGATCCTGCTCGTCGCGCCTTCGGGGCGCGCGTGCCTCGGGCAGATCGGGCTCGGCTTCCGCCTCGCCGGCCGGAGCATCTGATGGCCCCTCCGCACCTCCCTGAGCAGGAAGTCCGTCGCCGCATCGCCGCGATCGAGGACGCGCTGCGCGCAGGCCACCCGCCGCCAGGCATCGCCACCAACGGCCAGCGCGGCGCCCTCGCCGTGGCCGCCGGGGCGCTTGGGCTTGGCCTCAACCAGATGCGCGTGGATTCCCTGCGCAAGTGGAAGGCGCACTACGGCCTCGAGCCCGACTGGAGCCTCTACGCGAAGGCGCCGCCTGCGCCGGAGCCGCCGAGCCTGCTGTCGCTGCTGCGCAAGGGCGGCATGACGCTCGACGAGCTCGCGACGGCGGCCGGCGTGTCGCGCGGCGCGGCGCTCGACGCCGTCGACGCGCTGGTGAGGTCCGGGCACAACATCCACGAGATCAATGGCCGGTGGGCGCTCGAGAAGGAGGTCCGCCCGGCCTTCCTGTCGACCGACGAGATGCCGACCTACGTCTCGAGGCCCGACAACACCTTCCTCTTCGGCGCGACGTCCGACAACCACCTCGGCTCCAAGTACGAGCGCATGGACGTGCTGAACGACCTCTACGACCGCTTCGCCAAGCGCGGCGTCGACAGGGTCTTCAACGCCGGGAACTGGATCGACGGCGAGGCGCGCTTCAACAAGTTCGACCTGCACGTCCACGGCATGGAGGCGCAGGTCCGCTACCTGGCCGAGAAATACCCGCGGCGCGCCGGCATCACGACCTACGCCGTCGCCGGCGACGACCACGAGGGCTGGTACGGCCAGCGCGAGGGCGTGAACATCGGCCGCTACGCCGAGCGCGTCATGCGCGAGACCGGGCGCAGCGACTGGGTCGACCTCGGCTACATGGAAGCCCATGTGCGGCTCGTGAACGCCAACACGGGCAAGAGCAGCGTGCTGGCCGTCGTCCATCCTGGCGGCGGCTCGGCCTACGCGCTGTCCTACTCGGTGCAGAAGATCATCGAGAGCCTCGACGGCGGCGAGAAGCCGGCCGTGGCGCTCTACGGCCACTACCACAAGCTATGGGCCGGCAACATCCGCAACGTCTGGTGCCTCCAGACGGGTTGCACCGAGGACCAGACGCCCTTCATGCGCAAGAAGAAGCTCGAAGCGCATGTTGGCGGGGCCATCGTGGCGCTCGAGCAGGACCCGGAGACGGGAGCGATCATCGGCTTCACGCCACAACTGATCCGCTACTTCAACCGCGGCTACGCGAACCACCGCTGGAGCCATGCCGAGGGCGTGACGCTGCCGTCGCGCAGCGTCGCGTGACCTCGCCGATCGTCCGCATCCGCCCGGTCGATGGCAGCGACATCGAGATCGCCGAGCAGATCCACGCCATGCACATGGCGTGCTTCAGCTACGACATCGAGCAGAGGTCGCTCGACCACGGCCATTGGTGGGTCGGCTACGAGGATGACGAGCCCGTGTGCTTTGCGGGCCTCTGGCCGTCGAAAATCTGGCCCGACAAGGCCGGCTACCTCGTGCGCGCGGCCGTGATGCCCGAGTGGCGCGGCATCGGCCTCCAGCGCCGGCTCGTGCGCGTGCGCGAGCGCAAGGCGCGCAGCCTGCGCATGTCGTTTCTCGTGTCTGACACCTGCGACAACCCGCCTTCGTCGAACAACCTCATCTCCTGCGGCTTCCGCATGTTCGAGCCGCCCAAGAGGTGGGCCGTCGACGGTTCCTGCTACTGGAGAAAGGACATCTGATGCCCCTCACCGTCAGCGACCGTGGCATCCGCCTCATCAAGGAGTTCGAGGGCTGCCGCCTCACGGCCTACCTCGACGAGCTCGCCAAGCCGCCCGTGTGGACGATCGGCTACGGCCACACGCGCACGGCGCGCGAGGGGCTCACGATCAGCCAGGACGCAGCCGATCGCCTCCTGCGCGCGGACATCGGGCACTTCGCCTATGGCGTCACCAAGGCGTGCGCCGTGACGCCGAACCCCAACCAGTTCGCGGCGATGACGAGCCTTGCGTTCAACGTCGGCCTCGGCAACTTCTCGCGCTCCTCGGTCCTGCGCTTCCACAACGAGGGGAAGTTCGCGGAGGCCGCGGCGGCCTTCAGCATGTGGAACAAGGCCGGCGGCAAGGTCCGCGCCGGCCTCACGCGCCGTCGCGCGGCCGAGGCGGCCCTCTACCTCGAGCCCGTCGACGGCTCCGTGCAGACGACGCGCGCCGAGCCGCAGGTGAAAGACCCGTCGGCGATGCCGCTCTCCTTCGGCAACGTCGCCGCAGGCACGGGCGTGGCGCTGGCCGGTGCCCAGCAGGCCGTGTCCCAGGTGTCGTCGATCTGGGACGGCCTCGCGGGCTTCGGCATCAGCCCGCACCTGTTCCTCGGCGTCCTCGGGGCTGCGTCGGTCGCGGCGCTGCTCTGGTTCGTCTGGGACGCGCGCCGGCGCCGCGCCGAGGGCGACCTGTGATCGCGCTCCTCGCCACCCGGATCGGCCGCTGGCTCGCCGGCGCCGCCACAGCCATCCTCGTGGTGCTGGGCGCGCTGGGCGCGGCCCGGCGCTCGGGCCGCTTGGCCGAGCGGCAGAAGCAGGCCGACGCGGCCCTCGAAAACCTTCGCAGCAGGGAGAAGACCGATGACCAGGTGGCGCAGCGCGATGCTGGCGATCGGCGTCGCGACCTTGGCCGCTGGGTGCGCTAGCAACCCCAGCACGGCCTGCGACGGCTGGCGGCCGATCCGGCCGCTGGAGGACGACTTGGCGACGATGAGCGACCCGCTCGTCGCGCAGGTGCTCGCGCACAACGAGCACGGCGCGAAGGTGTGCGGCTGGAAACCTTGATGCCCAAGCCAACCGACATCGATCCTCGCACCGGCCGGCGGTACAACTGGAACCCGCCCGAGCAGCAGGCGAAGGCGCGCCTGGCCGAGCAGAAGGCTGTCGAGAAGGAACTCCAGCTTCTGCGCCGCGCGCAGGTCGCGCTTGAGGCGCGCGACAGCCTGCTGTCGTTCACCCGGTTCACGATGCCCGACCCGGCCGAGATCGACGACGTCGACAAGACCCGCTACGAGGCCGCGGAGTTCCACAAGCAGAAGGCCGCGGCGCTCGAGGCCGTGGAGCGCGGCGAGATCCGGCAGTTGATCCTCTGCGAGCCGCCGCGGCACGGCAAGACCGAGCTCGCGACGAAGCGCATGACGGCGTGGTACTCCGGGCGCCACCCGGACCACGATGTCGCCGTCGCGTCCTACTCCGACACGATGGCCACCGACTTCGGCGCCGACGTGCGCGCCATCATGCACTCGCCGCGCTACAAGCAGGTCTTCCCCGCGCACAAGCTGCGTCGGGGCGGGAACGCGAAGGACAACATCCAGACCGACAAGGGCGGCCGGCTCATCTTCGTGGGCCGCGGCGGCGCTCTCACGGGCCGTGGCGCGCACCTGCTGCTGATCGACGACCTGTTCAAGGACCACGAGGAGGCGCGCTCGCAGGCGATCCGCGACCAGGCGTGGAACTGGTTCACGAAGGTCGCCATGACCCGCCGCATGGGCAAGCGGCTCGTGGTCGTGACCATGACGCGCTGGCATTCCGACGACGTCATCGGCCGGCTCACCGACCCCGAGAACCCGCACTACAACGAGATCGAAGCCCAGAAGTGGAAGATCATCCGGCTGCCGGCGATCGCCGAGGACGACGACCCGCTGGGCCGTGAGCCCGGCGCGCCGCTGTGGCCCGAGCGGTACGACCTCGAGTTCCTGCACAGCCAGATGCGGCTCGACCCGCTCGGCTTCGCGGCCCTCTACCAGCAGCGGCCGACCGTGGCCGACGGCGTGCTCTTCCGGCGCGAGAACATCCAGTACTATCGACCGTCGGACCTCCCCGAGACGCTGCGGATCTACTGCGCCTCGGACCACGCCGTCGGCACCGGCCAGCGCAACGACCCGTCGTGCTTCATCAAGGTCGGCGTCGACAAGCAGAACAACATCTACCTGCTCGACGTGTTCTGGCAGAAGGTGCCGACCGACCGCGCCGTCGAGGCGATGCTCGCGATGGCCGGCGGCGACCGCAGGCCGCTGCTGTGGTGGGCCGAGCGAGGCCACATCAGCAAGTCGATCGGCCCGTTCCTGCACAAGCGAATGCAGGAAGAGGGCACGTTCATCAACCTCGTCGAAGTCACTCCGGCCACCGACAAGGAACAGCGCGCGCAGTCGATCGCCGCGCGCGTGGCGATGGGCAAGGTCTTCTTCCCGAGCGGTGCGTTCTGGACCGAGAAGGCCGTGAGCGAGATGCTTGCGTTCCCGAACGGGAACCATGACGACTTCGTCGACGCCCTCGCCTATATTGGCCTCGGCCTCGCCAGCCAGTACGGCGCGGCGCCGAAGGCGAAGCGCGAAGAGCCGAAGTTCGGCACCCTCGGCTGGGTCAAGCTGCATGACAAATGGCGCGCGGAGCAGGATGCCTCGCGCCTCCACGGAGGCTTCTGATGGAAGACATGACCGACAGCGAGATCGAGACCGGCGACGACAACGCCGCCCTGGCGACGGCCCCCGCGCCCGAGCGCAGCGAGGAGGACAAGCCGCCCGAGGACGTGCGCCGGCTCGTCCAGCGCATCCAGAAGACCATCCGCGCGGACAAGAAGCACCACGAGAAGGCATTCGAGCAGATGCGCCGCGACATGTTCGTCGCGACGCATGGCCGCGACCCGCGGTGGAGCGTCGACAACTACAAGGCCAACATCGCCGGCCGGCATGTGCGCATGAAGACCAACGCGCTCTACGCCAAGAACCCGAAGTTCGTGGCGCGGCGCAAGCAGCGGCTCGAGTACAAGATCTGGAACGGCGACCAGCAGCAGCTTCTGCTCGCCATGCAGCAGATCCAGCAGGCCGCAGTCATGCAGGCGCAGCCGCCGGCGATCGACGAGATGGGCATGCCGGTGGAGCCGGCGCTGCCGCCCGGGTTCGCCGAGGCGCAGGCCCTCATCGCCGACTTCCAGCAGGGCTACGCGCGCGAGCAGCAACTGAAGAAGTTCGGCCAGACGCTCGAGGTCCTCATGGACAACGCGGCGAAGGAGCAGAACCCGCTCGACTTCAAGACGGCCATGAAGCAACTCGTGCGCCGCGCCTGCACCACCGGCGTGGGCTACGTCGAGGTCGACTTCCAGCGCGAGATGGGCCCGGCCAACGAGACGGTCGCGAAGCTGAACGACGCCCGCACCCGCCTTGCGCACCTCGAGCGCCTGCAATCCGAGGCCGACGAGGGCGAGATCACCGAGCTCGACGCCGAAATGGCGGAACTGCGCCTGTCGATCGAGGCGCTCTCGCAGGAGCCCGAGATCGTCCTGCGCGAGGGCCTCGTCTATGACTACCCGGCCAGCACCCGGGTCATCCCCGACAAGGCGTGCAAGAGCCTCGTCGGCTTCGTCGGCGCCAACCATGTCACGATCGAGCGCACCTACACGGTCGACGAGGTGAAGGAGATCTTCGGCGTCGACGTCACGGGCGCCTTCACGCCCTACACCGAGGCCGGCCGCCGCGGCGACGGCATCAACCGCGACATGGGCGAGGCCGACGACGCGCATGGCGAACTGGCCCTCGACGCGAAGTCGCAGGCCAGCAAGGACCAGTTCGTGTGCGTCTGGAAGTACTACGACAGGCCCTCGGGCCTCGTGTACTGGATCGCCGACGGCCACGACGCGCCGCTGCGCCAGCCGGCGCCGCCCGCCGTCTTCGTGCCGGATTTCTGGCCCGTCTACGCGCTCACCTTCAACGCCGTGGAGAGCGAGAGCGAACTCTTCCCGCCCTCCGACGTCACGCTGCTGCTCGACCAGCAGCGCGAGATCAACCGCTCCCGCCAGGGCCAGCGCGAGCACCGCGAGGCCGCCAGGCCGCGCTGGGTCTACGCGCGCGGTTCCGTCGACGAGGCCGACCTGCCGCAACTGAAGACGGCCAAGCCTTTCGACGCCGTCGGGCTGAACATGGCGCCCGGGCAGAAGGTCGGGGACATCTTCGATGCCATCAAGGTCCCCGGCGTCGACCCGAACCTCTACGAGACCAACCAGTTCTTCACCGACATGCAGTTGACGGTCGGCACGTCGCCCGCGCGCCTCGGCGGCCTCGCCAAGGCCACCGCGACGGAGAGCGCGATCGCTGAGAGCTCGGCCAGCGAGGACGACCAGAGCGGCATCGACGACCTCGACGCCTTCCTGACGTCCGTGGCCCGCGCCTCCAGCCAGGTGCTGATGCGCGAGATGAGCCCGGAGCAGGTCGTCAACATCTGCGGCCCGGGCGCGGTCTGGCCGGGGCTGATGGATGCCACGGGCATGGCGCCGGCCTTCCCGGCGCTGTCCGACCTCGACATCGTCAACGAGGTCTGGCTCGAGATCCAAGCCGGCTCGAGCGGCAAGCCGAACCAGGCGATCGAGATCCGCAACTGGAAGGAGATGCTCCCCTTCCTGCTCCAGATGGGCTCGATCCCGCCGACGTGGCTCGCCCGCGAGACGATCCGGCGCCTCGACGACCGCATCGACCTCAACGAGGCCGTCGTGGCCGGCATCCCGGCCATCGTGGCGATGAACCGCATGGCGGGCGGCGCCGGCGGCCCTCCGGGCACCGGAGACGCCGAGAGCGACCCGGCCCAGCAGGGCGACAAGGGCGGCGACAAGGCGCCGCCCCCGGGCGGGCCCACGGGCTCGGGCCCGGCATTCGGCAGCAATCAGGTGTAGGCCGGTGTATGCTTTCCGTTGATACGTCGGCCGACACGCACTACCATTGCGAAACCAAGAGGAGAACTCTATGGACCCGGACGATAAGCTAGGCGCGGACTCGTCCTCCGCGCCGCCGGTCGACAAGACCCTGGACGGTCCCGAGCGGGACACGGTCATCTCCGATGACGTGGCCCCCAAAGGCGAAAGCGCGAAATCGTCCGACGCGCAAGGCGACAATGACGCCCCGAAGCTGACCTCCATCGTCCGCGACGTTGTCGCGGCGAAGCGGTCCTCCGAGGCGGCTGCGGCTTCGCCAGCCGATGGGTCGAACCAAGATCCGAAACCCGAGAAGGCTCCCAAGGAACCGGACGACGCCGACTACACGGACGTCCCGTTCCACAAGCACCCGCGCTTCCAGCACCTCCTGCGCAAGGCGAAAAGCAGCGAGCAGGACGCCACCCGCTACAGGAACGTCGAGACGTTCCTGACCAACAACGGGCTCGGCGCGGAAGAAGCGGCAGACGCTCTCGTCGTGGCGGGGTTGCTCAAGACCAACCCCGTCGAGGCGTGGAAGCGGCTGAAGCCCATCGTGCAGAACCTGCTGGTTGCTGCCGGTGAGCTCGTGCCCGACGACCTGGCGCCGCGCGTGCAGACCGGCGAACTCAGCCGCGAAGCCGCAATCGAAGTCGCCCGCGCTCGCGCGCTGGCGGAGTCGACGCAGCGCCAGATGACGTTCTCGCAGCAGCAGGCGCAGGCGCGCGAAGCGCAGGCGCAGGCCGCTTCGATCCAGAACGCCGCCGTGACGTGGGAAGCCGATCGCCGGGCCAAGGACCCGAACTTCGACGCCAAGATGAAGCTCCTGCGGGCCGAGGTCATCGACTTGCAGCGGATGGAAGGCGTCCCGAACACCCCCGAGGGTGTCCGGGCGCAGTTGGACAGGGCCTACAAGGCCGTGGTCCTTCCGGCGGCAGCCCCGCCGTCCCCGCCGCCGCAGCCGAAGCGCCCTGTCCCGCCGGGGTCGTCGAGCAATGTCTCGGCCGCCGCGGAGGACACGCTGTCCGTCATCCGCGCGACACGCGCCCGTCTGCGGGCGGCCGGGTAACCGTACAGGGTCAATCCAATGTCCTTCACCGCTGACGAGATTTCCAACATCAACAACGCCGTCCTCGAGACGTTCATCGACAAGGGGACGGTCTTCAAGCAGTTCGTCGCCAACAAGCCCATGCTGGACGCCTTCAATTCGGCGGCCGGCCGGTTCGCTGGCGGCAAGGACAACGTGTCCTTCGCCGTCAAGGCCGGGCAGGGCGGCGGCACGCTCCAGGGCTACACGCACGACGACGCCGTCGGCTACTACAACCCGACCGGCATCAAGCGTGCGCGCTTCCCGTGGAAGGAGCACCACATCGGCATGGTGGTGACGCACTCCGAGCTCAAGGTCGACGGCATCGACATCAGCAGCGACAGCAACTCGACCTCGAGCATGGACGGTCGCGAGGAGCAGGCTCTGGCCAACCTCCTCGAGGAGAAGATGGACACGCTCGGCGAGGACTACGCGGCCTCGCTCGACACGCTGATCCACGGCGACGGCACGTCGGACACGAAGGCTCTCGCGGGCATCCGCTCGCTGATCCTCGACAACCCGGCCGCCGGCACGACCGGCGGCATCGGCCGCGTGGCCAACCCGTGGTGGCGCAACCGCGCCCGCACGGCGACGGCCGCGGCCGGCAACATCACCTCGTCCACCGCGGACGGCGGCGCGCTCATCGCCGTTCTGGAGACCGAGTACCGCCAGCTTTCGCGGTACAAGCAGGGCCAGACCCGCTGGAAGATGTTCGCGGGCTCGGACTGGATCGACGCCTACCTCAAGGAAATCCGCGCCAACGGCCGCTACTCGGACGTCGGCTACCGGCAGGAGGGCGTCGTCGACGGCGGCATGAGCCAGGCGAAGTTCAAGGGGATCGACATCGTCTACGACCCCTCGCTCGACAGCCTGTCGCTCGCGAAGCGCATGTACTGGCTCGACATGGGCAGGACCGGCGTGCGCCTCCTGTACATGGACGGCCAGCGCATGAAGAAGCACTCCCCCGCGCGCCCCTACGACCGCTACGTGATGTACAACGGCATCACCATGACGGGCGTGATGATCGCGAAGCAGCTCAACACGAGCGGCGTCTACGACATCGCCTGACGCGCTGAAGGCGGGGCGGCTTTGGCCGCCCCGCCGGTGCTTCAACCCCCAACCCTCCGAAGGAACAAGCCCCTATGGCTCACTACATCTCCGACCAGAACAACGTCGTCCAGGGCGTCCTGGCGTCGACGGTCGCCGCGTCGGGCGGCACGTTCACCGTCAGCTACCCGAGCGGCACCTCGCAGGCCGACTTCGACACCGGCCTCGCCGGCGCGAACTCGGCGCTGCACATCAACGGCAACGACAAGTACGTGCTCGGCGCGTCGGCCCTCGGGCTGACGTTCGGCGCGTCCAACATCACGGTCACCAACAACTCGACCGTGGCGTGGGCCGCCGGCTCGTCCTACGTCCTGACGCTCGACCGCCAGGACGGGAACGAGGCGATCGTGATGCAGATCCCGGTCAACCTCGCGGCCATCACCGGCGCCGGCGACGTTGTCACCGAGATCCGCCCCGGCGTCTCCGGGACGATCGAGTACGCCGAGTTCGTCGTCTCGGAGCGCGTCACCACGGCCGCCAGGGCCGCGACGCTCAACTTCGAGATCGGCACGACCGACGTCACCGCCATGACCTGCGCGCTGACCTCGGCCAACTGCGGCACGCTGGGCGCTGTCGTCGCCTTCGCGCTGCCGACCGGAGCGAACGTCCTGACCCCGGCAAGCAAGCTGTCGGTCGAGGCGGCGTCGGTGACGGCCTTCGCGGAAGGCCGCGGGTTCATCAACCTGCGCATCCGCAAGTCCGTCTCCGTCTGACGACTAGCCGGGCGGCCCAGAGATGGGCCGCCCGGCACTTTTCACGAGGAGAGCCCCAGAAATGCAGACAGCCAACGTCATGGTCGCCCTTGGCGGCGACACCGGAAACACCGTCCCGCGCGCGGGCGTCACCGCCGCGGAGATCGCGGTCCTGCGCTCGATCCACGGCGACGAGGCCGTGTTCGACATCGAGCCGACCGGCAGCATCACCCGCGACAACCGCGAGGAGCGCCGGCGCCTGCTCGAGACCTACCCAGCCCGCGACGGCGAGAACAAGCTGATCGTCGAGCAACTCTTCCCCGGCGCCGCGGCGCGCGTCTTCGAGGCGATCGACGAGCTCGGCCTGCCCGAGGAGTTCTTCAAGGCCACCGGGCGCGTCGCGGCCGAGCCGGCCCCGAAGAAGACCGGCCGCAAGGCGGCATCGAAGGCCGCGCCGGCGACCGCCGACGAGGACGACGGTATCGGCGATCTCTGACGGAGGGCTAGATGCGCGGCAAGACCCTTGGCCATGTTCTGACCCTGCTGCGGGCCGAGGCGCGCCTTTCGCTCAATCCTGCGCACAATGCGCAGAGCCGCGACACGCAGGTGTCGGCCGTCCAGCGCGTGCAGGAACTGCTCTGCGACGACATCAACTGGCCGCACCTGCGCGTCGACCGCTACCTCGACCTCCAGGCCGGGCAGCGGTTCTATGACGTCACCACCACGCTGGACGTCGCCGGCAACACGAAGAACGACGTCGTCGTCGACAAGGTCGACCAGATCTTCGTGATGGACGCCGGCGAGTGGCGCCCGCTGTCACCGCAGATCGGCCGCGGCGAATACGCCCAGTTCCAGTCCGACCGCGACCAGCGGTCGTGGCCGGTCCACAACTGGCGCCTCTACGAGGACGAGCAGGTCGAAATCTGGCCGGTGCCGAGCGAGAGCGCCGACACGACGTCCCTCGAGGGGCGGCTGAAGATCGTCGCCTACCGGAAGTGCCGGCCGCTCGTCGCGGACAGCGACATCTGCGACCTCGACGACCGGCTGCTCGCGCTGTTCGCCGCGGTCGAGTTCATCCCCGACGAGAAGCTGGCCCGCTACAAGAGCGACCTCGCCAACCGGCGCCTGCTCAAGCTGACCGGCAACCTGGTGAAGGAGCGCCGGTTCCGCATGTTCGGCATCGGCGCGGCCGACGACGACAGGCGCAAGCTGCGCGGGCCGCCGACGGTCTATTACCGCAAGGACACCTGACGTGGCCACGCTCTGGCTCAAGGAGTTCACGGGCGGGCTCGACACGAGGCGGATGCCGGAGACGACCTCCGGCGGCGTCCTCGTGCGCGGGCGCGACGGCCACATCTCGCGCGGCGGCGAGTTCGACAAGCGCGCTGCGTTCGTGCGCAGCCACGTCCTGCCGGCCGGCACGGTCGGCCTCGCCTACACCACGACGGGCCTCGTGGCCTTCGGCAGCGGGCCGGAGCCGACGATGCCGACGGGCATCACCTACCAGCGCCTGCGGCACCCTGACGGCTCGACTGCGCTTGCGCGCGTCCCGTCGTGGGACCTCTACGCCGGCAAGATCTACGCCGTGGGCGAGTTCGCGGACGGCAGCCGCTACCACTACTACGACGGCGCGCGCGTCACCGACTGGTTCGACGGCCGCGCGAGGGCCAGCTTCGCGGTGTCTGGCGGGAGCATCATCCCCGCGGTCGCGGCCACCGGCTCGTTCGAGATCACCGGCGGCACGTCGGGCGCCGGCAACCAGATCACCTCGGTGACGATCGACGGCGTCGCGCTGACCTCGGGCGCCGTCGGCCACACCGGGAACAACGCGACGACGGCGGCGGCCGTCGCCGCGGCCATCAACTCCTTCGCCTCGACCCCGGACTACACGGCCACCAGCGTCGGCCAGAGCGTCGTCATCACGGCCGCCACGACCGGCACGGCGGTGAACGGCAAGGCCATCGTGGTCGTGGTCGGCGGCACGGCCACCGTGGGCAGCGTCACGACGATGTCGGGCGGCGCCGAGGCCACGGCGTCCTCGGTCACCATCTCGGTCAACGGCGTGCAGATCACCTCGTCGTCGGTCGCCTGGCGCACGAGCAATTCCGCCACGGCCACGGCCGTCGCCGACGCCATCAACGCCGCGGTCTCGAGCCCGGACTACACGGCCACCGCGGTCGGCGACACGGTCAACATCATCTCCGCGACCGCGGGCACGGCCGCCAACGGCCGCGCCGTCGCCTTCACGCTGGCCAACGGCTTCGCCGTCAGTCCCTCTGCCGGCCTCGTGCTGGCCGGCGGCGTCGACGCCTCGGGGACCTTCACCCCCGGGTCCTTCGTCAAGACGATCGGCACCCGCATGACCTCGGTGTCCGGGTCGACGGCCCACGGCTCCGGGCTGTCCAAGCCGACCGGCTGGACGACCGACACGACGGGCGCGTTCTTCATCGACATGTCGACGCAGGCCGCCGGATCGGAAGCCCTGAGCGCGCTGACCACCTACCAGAAGTTCGTGGCCGTCTTTGCCGAGCGCGTCGTCCAGATCTGGGAGTTCGCCAGCGACCCGAACAACAACGTGCTGCGCCAGGTGCTGCGCAACGTCGGCACGGCCTCCCCGCGCTCCGTGACCGACTTCGGCGACGCCGACCTGTTCTTCCTCGACGAGAGCGGGCTGCGCTCGCTGCGGGCCCGCGACAGTTCCAATGCCGCGGCGACGAGCGACATCGGCGTCCCCGTCGACAGCCTCATCACGGCCAAGCTGCGCACGCTCACGTCCGACCAGCGGCAGAAGGTCATCGGCCTCATCGAGCCCAGCGACGGCCGGTTCTGGCTGTGCATGCTCGACGAGATCTACGTGTTCAGCTACTTCCCCGGCTCCAAGGTCAGCGCGTGGACGACCTACCTGCCGGCGTGGTTCAACGGCGGCGTGCGGACGCCGTTCTCGATCGACGACGCCGTGGTCTTCTCGAGGAAGGTCTACGTGCGCGCCGGCGACGAGGTCTTCGTCTACGGCGGCACCGGCTCGACGCCCACCTACGACGCGACCGAGGCCGAGGCGTGGACGCCCTACTTCGACGCCGGGTCGCCCACGACCCCGAAGCGGCTCGAGGGCGTCGACGCGGCCGTGACCGGCGCGTGGGAAGTGCGCGTCGCGATG